CACCAGCAGCTTCAGGAGGAGCTGGCGGTGGTGGAGCTGGCGGTAACGCTCCAGGTGGAGCCGGAACTGCTGGAACAACTAACACCGGTGGCGGCGGTGGCGGTGGTGGAGGATCCGGTAATGGTGGTAACGGTGGATCAGGAGTGGTTTTAGTAAAAGAATTAAATGCAGCATCAGGTGTTTGGTCGATGCAATCTCAATTTTCAGCAATAAAACAAGGCAAGTGGCCTTTAACAGGAGTAAACGCTCACTATTTAGTCGTAGCTGGTGGTGGAGGCGGAGGTAGAGACGCAGGTGGTGGAGGTGCAGCTGGTGGACTTAGAATTTCATTCGACTCACCTTTAGCTGGAGGAACAGAATTTTTAACATTAGGTGATAACACAGTAGTAGTTGGTGGAGGTGGAGCTGGTGGTGGTTCTTCTTCTGTTAGAGGAACTTCTGGATGTGCATCATCTGTAGGAGATATATCAGCTGCCGGTGGTGGTGGCGGAGGTTCTGGTGGAACAGGAGTAAAGACTGGAGCCGATGGAGGTTCTGGAGGTGGTGGAAGAGCTGGTGGAAATGCTGGTGGATCAGGAAATACACCTCCCGTTAGTCCACCTCAAGGAAATGATGGCGGTGGCGGTGTCCCTGGTAATAACTCAGGTGGTGGCGGTGGAGCAGGAGGAGCTGGTACAAATGGTGGCGGTCCTATTGGTACAGGAGGAGTAGGTATACCATCTTCTATTACAGGTTCTGCATTATCTTACGCTGGTGGTGGAGGAGGAAGTTCAAATAGTGGTTCAATAGGAAGCACTGCCTCTCCTTGTGGGACAGGTGGAACACATGGATCAAATGGAACAACTAACAGAGGTGGCGGTGGTGGAGGAGAAGGTGTTGGTGACAGCAGTACAGCAGGAAATGGAGGACCTGGTGTAGTTATAGTAAGAGTGCCAAGTGCACACCCATTAAGTGTATCTCCAGGATCTAACTCTGTATCAAACTGTGTAGGGCCAGCTAACGATAGAGTGGCTACTTTCACTGTTTCTGGGACTTTGACAATAGGTTAAAAGTACAATATACAATAGAAAGAAATATGAATTTACAAAATTATTGTTGGTGGTTTAAGGANGCAATTCCTAAAAGGATATGTGATGATATAGTTAAATTTGGAAAATCTATATCTGATGANATGGCCGTGACTGGTGGATACGGCGGTAAAAAATTAAATAAAAAACAAGTTAAAGATTTAAAGAAAAAAAGAAATTCTAATATTGTTTGGTTAAATGATAGATGGATATATAAAGAAATACAACCCTATGTTCATCAAGCAAATGCTAACGCAGGTTGGAATTTTGATTGGGATTTTTCAGAGTCTTGTCAATTTACAAAATATGAAAAAGGTCAATACTATGATTGGCATTGTGATAGTTGGGACAAACCTTATGTAAGAGAAAATCCATCCGCACCTGATCATGGTAAAATAAGAAAGTTATCTGTGACTGTTTCTTTATCTGATCCAAAAGAATACAAAGGTGGTGAGCTAGAGTTCGATTTTAGAAACATGGACCCTGACAAAAAAATAAAACCTTATAAATGTAAAGAAATTTTACCAAAAGGATCTTTAGTAGTTTTTCCATCTTTTGTTTGGCATAGAGTTTGCCCAGTAATAAAAGGATCTAGATACAGTTTAGTAATATGGAATTTAGGATACCCGTACCGATGAAAGATAAATTATTTAGAGAAGATTATTTTACTTGTCCAATATATTGGATGGATAAACCAGAATGGGTAAAAAAATTAAATAAAGCTTCTGATCCATATATTAAAGCAGCCGCTAAAAGTAATAAAAAAATTATAAATGAAAGAACTAAAAAACATGGAGACAAAGGTGACCATGGTATGGTCCATCACTCTACCACCCTTATAGGTGATCCAAAATTTAAAGATCTACAAAATTGGATAATATCTACGGCTTGGAATTTATTAGATCAACAAGGATTTGATTTATCAGGACATCAATTATTCTTAACTGAACTTTGGGTGCAAGAATTTTCACATTTAGGTGGAGGGCATCATACTTTACATACTCATTGGAATGGTCACATGTCTGGTTTCTATTTTTTAAAAGCTAGTGATATAACATCACGACCTGTATTTGAAGATCCTAGACCAGGCAGATGTATGAATCTTTTGCCTGAAAAAGATAAAGCTAAAATAACTTTTGCAACTTCTCAAATAAATTATAATGTAAAACCAGGAAGACTTATATTTTTTAATTCTTTCATGCCTCACTTATATAGTGTTGACAACGGATACGAACCCTTTAGATTTATACATTGGAATATACAAGCAATACCAAAACCAGTTTTAGACTATTATAAAAATGATACTAAAAAATAAAAAGATGACTAATTACATAAAAACCATTTTAGGAACTGGTTCAAAAATTCAAGATGATTTTGTAGAAACAATATTAGAAGAAAAAAGAAAAGAACTAATGAAAAGGAGAAAAAATGTCGTTCAAAAAAAATAAATATTCAGTTATAAAAGGAGCTATATCAAAAGAGTTAGCAGATTTTTGTTATACTTATTTTTTAAATAAAAGAAGAGTAGCTAGATTTTTATTTGATCATAAATATATATCACCTTTTACAGAGTATTTTGGTGTGTGGAATGATACCCAAGTCCCTAACACATACTCACATTACGCTGATATAGTTATGGAAACTCTACTACAAGGTCTTCAAAATAAAATGGAAAAACAAACTGGTTATAAATTACAACCAGCATATTCTTACGCTAGAATATACAAAGATGGGGATGTATTACATCGTCATAAAGATAGGTATTCTTGTGAGATATCCACTACCTTAAACTTAGGAGGAGATCCTTGGCCTATATACTTAGACCCAACAGGTAAAGAAAAACAAGCTGGTGTCAAAGTAGATCTAGATCCTGGTGACATGTTAGTTTACATGGGTTGTGAATTAGAACATTGGAGAGAGGCTTTCAAAGGCAAAGACTGTGCACAAGTATTCTTGCACTATAACGATGTTAAGAAGAAAACAGCCAAAGAAAACATGTATGATAAAAGGCCTTTTTTAGGTTTACCAGCGTGGTATAAAGGCTTTAAAATCAATAAATAATATTATATAGTCCTGTTTTGATGAGGAGTATTTCCACCACACCACAATACTCCTCGTCTAAACAGGATATTATATGTTACAAAAAATAGGGTTTCAACCAGGTATAAATAAACAAATTACTGCAACAGCTGCTGAGGGTCAGTGGATAGATTGCGATAACGTTAGATTTAGATATGGCACACCTGAAAAAATAGGTGGTTGGCAACAATTAGGGGCAGACAACGTTACAGGTGCTGCCAGAGGACTACACCAGTTTATTAATAGTCAGAGTATTAAATACTCAATCATAGGAACAAACAGAATATTATATGCATACTCAGGTGGTGTGTTCTATGACATACATCCAATTAAATCTACAACTACGCTTTCTAATGCATTTACCACGACTAATGGATCAGCCATAGTTACAATTACAATTACATCTCATGGTTTTACTGCAGGAGATATTGTTTTATTAGACAATTTTTCATCCATTACAAATTCAAACTTTGGTGCGTCTGATTTTAATGACATAAGATTTATGGTAACGTCTGTGCCAACAGCAGATACTATAACAATTACGATGCCTTCAAACGAAACAGGATCAGGTGCTACAACATCTGGTGGTATTAGAGTTCAACATTATTATCCTGTGGGACCTGCCGTTCAAGCAAAAGGTTTTGGTTGGTCTCTTGGAACTTGGGGTGGTGAAGAAATAGGATCTGCTACCACAACTTTAAATGGAGCTATATCTAGCACCTCTGGTGGTAACAACGGATCAGCCACAGAGATAACTTTAACAGATGCTACACAGTTTCCATCATCAGGAACAAACTTTGTGCAGATAGGCACTGAAGAAATATCTTACACAGGTATTACAGGAAACAAACTTACAGGTATTACAAGAGGGGTTAGAGGCACATCACCAACTACACATAGTAATGGAGCGACAGTTACAAACTCTTCAGGCTATGTTGCATGGGGTGAAGCTGCATCTGGTGACTTAGTATTAGAACCAGGTATGTGGTCACTAGATAATTTTGGTGACAAAGCTATTTGTTTAATACACGACAATGAAGTTTTTGAATGGAACTCAGCAGCAGCTAACGCTACATCAAATAGAGCAACAATTATATCTGGTGCACCTACCGCATCAAGACACATGATTGTATCTACACCAGACAGACACTTAGTGTTCTTTGGTACGGAGACAACGATTGGCGATAAATCTACACAAGACGATATGTTTATTAGATTCTCAGACCAAGAAGATATTAACACGTATGTACCTACAGCAACCAACACAGCTGGCACACAAAGACTGGCCGACGGATCACGGATCATGGGAGCTATCAGAGGTAGAGATGCAATCTATGTTTACACAGACACAGCTTTGTTTTTACAAAGATTCGTAGGTCAACCATTTACATTTGCCTTTGTGCAAGTTGGAACCAACTGTGGGTTAGCAGGACAGAACGCAGTTGTTGAGGTGGATGGCACAGCATACTGGTTATCTGAAAATGGTTTTTTTAAATACGCTGGTGCCTTAGAATCATTAATTTGTTTGGTTGAAGATTTTGTATATGATGACATAAATCTAGATTCTGGTAATCAAATGATTAGTGCAGGACTAAATAATTTGTTTGGTGAAATTATGTGGTTCTATCCGACATCTTCATCCTCTGTCGTAAATAGAATGGTTTGTTATAACTATCAAGATTCATCTCCACAAAGACCAGTATGGACAGTAGGAACATTGGCTAGAACAGCTTGGGAAGATTCTGCTATATTTGGTAAACCGCACGCGTTGGAGTATGATGCAGATGGAGTAGAACCATCTACATCTGCTACGTATGTGCAAGGAAATACAGATGGTACGTCAACATATTATCAACACGAGACAGGCACAGATCAAATTAAAGGTGCTACAACAACAGCCATAACATCAAACATATTGTCAGGTGATTTTGATATTACGCAAAGACAACCAGGTGTTTCAGATCTTAGAGGTGATGGAGAGTTTTTAATGAAAATAAGAAGATTTGTACCAGACTTTATTTCACAAACAGGTAGCTCACAAGTTACTTTAAATTTAAGAAATTATTCAAATGACTCAGCAGCTAGTTCATCGCTTGGTCCATTTACAGTTACGTCATCTACAACAAAAGTAGATACAAGAGCTAGAGCTAGAGCCATAGCATTAAAAGTAGAGAACACAGGTTCAAGTCAAGATTGGAAACTTGGAACGTTTAGATTAGATATACAACCAGATGGTAGAAGATAATGGCAAAGATAGTGCAAGTATTAACAAGACCTAGTAAAGAATACAAACAACAAGTTGCTGACGCGCAAGTTAGGGATCTTGATGGTGTAATACAAAAACTAAACACAACGTATCAACAAGACTTAAAAGATGAGATGGAAGCTGAGAACTTCTTTTTAACATAATGGCAAATAGTTTTATAAATAAAAAAGCAGACTTAACTACAACTGATCTTACATCTTTGTATACAGTTCCTGATTTTAAAACATCTGTAGTAAAATCTATATTAGTGTCAAATGACTCTGGATCTAGCTGTAACATAGATATCACACTTGTTAATGCATCATCTGCTGTATTTAGTTTATTTAAAACAAAAGCAGTAGATACAAACACAACAGTAGAACTATTATCTCAACCATTAGTTATGGAAGAAAAAGAGATATTAAAAGTACAAGCTAGTGATGCAAACGAATTGCATGTTATAGCTTCAATATTAGAAATAGAACCAAGAGAGGTAACAACGTAATGTTAGAATTAAAACCAGAAAAGATAATAACAACAATATCTAATGTTAAAACAGGTGAGGTATATAAGACAGAAGATGAATGGAAGTCTAAAAATATACCAGAATCAGACATCAGAAGAGACGTAAAAGTAATAATGCCTTCGCTTGATTTGTTGGCAAAAACAAAGTAGGGTGTAAAAATGGCAATAACTAGATCACAAATAGCAAGACAATTACTGGCTGAGGGTGGAGTATCATTAGATGATGCTAAAATGATGGCACCAGAGGGCGAGTTTCTTGCGTATATAAACCCAAAAGAAGCAGATATGTTAAGAGCTGCTGGTGGTTCAGGTATTATGACACCTATAGGTATTCCAAGTTTTATTGACTATGGTGACGTCGAAAGTGGATTAGGAGGAGGAGAGTTTGGTGGCGGTGGTGGTAACGTTAATGATGGATTTGATACGGGTGAAGAATTTGGAAGACCAACTTATTCTGAACAGTTAACGACCATACAACAAGGTGGTGGTGG